ATAGAGAACGCTTGCCCGTCCCCTCCATTTCCACCGTTATTTGGAGACGTTGCGGCTCCTCCAGCCGCGCCAGCGCCACCACCTCCGCCACCAGCGTAAAGGGGAGAACTTCCGGCACTACTCGCGCCGCCATTATTTCCGTATCCAGTTGCGCCAGATGGTGATGTTTGAGTGGCAGTACCGCCCGCATACGTTCCGCCAGCATTAGCCGGGCCACCGCCGCCGCCGCTGCCGCCGTTTCTTCCGGCTTGCCCTGTCCCGCCGCTTTGGTGGTTTCCGCCACCACCACCTTTGTTGGCCGTCAGCCCAAAAGCCGACGAATCATTGCCGTCATTTGATGTTGAGGAAGCGGCACCGGCTATCCCTGCGCCACCTGCGCCGACCGTAATCGTGTACTCGGTTCCTGCTGTAACGGACTTTCCAGTTGCATACACAACTCCGCCAGCGCCGCCGCCACCAGAAACGTACGAGCCAGCGCCACCACCGCCAGCAACAACAAGAACATCAACGCTGACCGCACCAACGGGAGCAAGCCATGACTTTGATGCGGTAAAAGTAAATATTGCCGGGCTAGACATCGTGTAACTGAGGATGACGATGCCGGAGCCGCCATTACCGCCATTGGTGCCGCCACCACCGCCACCGCCGCCTGTATTTGCGGTTCCTGCTGATCCAGTTGGCCCAGCGTTGCCACCGCCTCCAGCGCCTCCGGTGCCTGTCGTAGTACCGTAGCCACCGCCGCCGCCAGCGTAAGTGACGCTGCCACCGGATATAGACGATGCCGTGCCTGCGCCGCCATTACCACCTTTTGCTGGCGAAATTGTTGCTGCACCGCCGGTTGCGTTAGCCCCGCCGCCTCCGCCGCCTTGTCCTGTGCCGCCTGCATTTGCCCCGTCGCCACCATTATTGCCTTGACTTGGAGATGTTGATGGCGTGTTTCCAGACCCCGCAGTTCCGGTGTACCAACCACCACCGCCAGAGCCGCCGTTGCCGCCATTAAAACTTAATCCCGATCCGCCACCGCCACCGCCATTAGACGTAATGGTGCTAAATACGGAATTGTTGCCGCTTGATCCAATAGAACTAAGACTGCTTGAGCCGTTTCCGCCACCTCCAACGGTTACCGTGTAATCGGTTCCAGCGGTAACAGAAAAACCAGTTCCCGTCCGAAATCCTCCAGCGCCGCCACCTGATCCGTTGTATCCACCACCACCACCACCCGCAACAACAAGATAATCAACAGCGGTCACACCAGTCGGGCAAGTCCAAGTGCTTGATGCGGTAAATTGTTGCCTAATCGTAACGGTTGCTGCGGCAACAACTTGGCCGAGCAACAAGTGCATAATGCCGCTCATGGCTTAACTCACGTTGCCGCTAACGACACAGACCGTTCCCGAGATAAACAATATCGTCGCAACCCCTCTCGTCGCCAAAGTAATGGTGTCTTTGTCGGTGTTCGTGCCAGCAATGTAGGCAGTCGTAATGCTCATCGTTAGCGTTACGTTGCCCGAGGTGTTGTTGAAAATGCTCACCACATCGCCTGCCGCAAACGTGCTGTTTGGCACCGTGATGGAACCCGACGTACCGACACCGACAAACTTGCCAACGTCCGTCGTGGCAAGCGAGTAGCTCGTCGTCTTGTCCGATCCTGACTGCGGGATGTTGCGATAGCCGACATTGTTTGTGCCGTCAGCCGTGCAGTTAGAGAGGTTGCCCGAGGTCGGGGTGCCGAGTACCGGCGTTGTCAGCGAGGGGCTAGTAGATAGTACGACGCTACCCGTGCCGGTGCTTGAGGTAACTCCCGTACCGCCGTTTGCCACCGCCAATGTGCCAGTCACGCCCGAGGTCAAATTCACCGTGCCAAGCGTCTGCTTTAGTGCGCCTGTAGTGTCGTATGCGCCGTCTAACGTCCAAGTGTCGCCTACTTGCAGCGTAACCTTGGCAATGTTGCGTAGCGTGCTATTGGCGTTAAAAGAAACCGTAATCGTGACGGCTGCGGTGTCTTTGTTGTAAATCGTGATGTTTTTAACGACGCGCCGCGTGGCCGCTGCAGGCGCTGCGACAAGCGTGACGCTGCTCGTGCCGTTGAGCGCACCGTCGGTTGAGCCTTCCGTAAAGGCCGATCCCGTATCGTCAGCCCATGCCGACGTAAAGTCAGGATTGGTCGTTGCCGCCGCACCTGACATGGCGACAACAATGCTTTCTGTGGTTGCGTCTAATACAAAAATGCCCATGTTGTCACCTTATGAAATAAACCATGCAAAGGCGGTCGGCGTTACGCTGCCTGACCCGCCGGTTGCTGCCACGGTAATGCTACCTGACCCGTTTGTGATGCTGATGCCTGTGCCTGCTGTAAGCGTGGCCTTGGTCAGCGTGTTGCCGGTGGAGTTGCCGATCAAGAGTTGGCCGTCGGTGTACGACGATTGCCCTGTGCCACCGTTAGCCACCGCGACGGTGCCAGCGGTAATCTGGTTGCCGTTGATGGCAATAGAGGTATTCGTAACGCTGCTGACCTGACCCGAGGCGTTAGTCGTGATGACCGGCACCTGCGAGGCCGAGCCATAGGTGCTGGCCGTGCCGACAGGCGTAATGCTAAAGGTCGTGTTTGTCAGCGTGAGGCCGGTGCCTGCCGAGTAAATCTGCGTGGCCGACACCTGCACAAAGTTGATGGCCGTTGTGCCGAAGGTGATTGTGCCTTGCGTATTGCAGACGTAAGTTTCGCCCGCGCCCGTGTTGCCTGACGTGACGAAAAACGCATCGCCCTCGCCCAGTCCATTTGGGCTTTTGAGTGCGTAGCTGTTCGTATCTGTTGAGCGCGTCAGCACCCACGCCGTGGAGCCGTTACCGACTGTGGTGACCGTGTAAACGCCGTTCTGAAACGCGCTTGTCTGGTTGTAAATCAGGATGCGATCACCGACCGACGCCACTACGCCATCGGGTGTGAAAGCGCCAAGCGTGCCTGCATTGGTCAGCGTTGCGCCAACGCCTGCCGTGCCGTTGTTGTACGTCGCATTGAGGTTGCCCGTGGTATCAGGCACCTCGTACTTGACGGGCGTGTGGTAGGTAATACCGCTCGCTACAAGCGTATCCACATACTGCTTATTCGCGGCGTCGTTCGTACTCGTCGGCGTTGCGACGTTGACGATCTTGGCCGAGGACACATCCACCGTCCCTGTGCCGTTCGGGTCAAGGACAATGTTGCCGTTGGTATCGGTGGAAGAAATCGTGTTGCCGTTGACGTTGAGATTATCAACGTCCAGTAACGTGAACTTTGCGGTAGAAGCCGTCGTTGCGCCGATGGCCGTGCCGTCAATCGCCCCGCCTGTGATTGCAACGTTGCTGGCGTTTTGCGTGGACATCGTGCCGAGGCCGGTGATGTCCGAGTTCGGGATCGTGGAGGATGCCGTGAATGCTGACGTGCCTGCGCCTTTAACGTAGCCCGTTAAAGTAGTCGCGCCGGTGCCGCCATTCGCTACGCCAACGGTTCCCGTAAGTGACAGGTTTGGCGTCGTGCCGCCCGAGGAGGCAAGCGGTGCGGAGGCGGTGACCGCTGTTACCGTGCCGACATCGGGTGCGTTGATCGTGATGCTGCCAGCGCCGTTCGTAATCGTGACGCCCGTGCCTGCCGTCAGGGTCGCAAGCGAATAGCCTGACCCGTTTCCGATCAGAAGCTGCCCATTGGTCGCGGTCGTCGCAACGCCTGTGCCGCCGTTACCGACGGGCAACGTCCCGGTGACGCCCGTGGTAAGCGGCAATCCGGTGGCGTTCGTCAGCACACCCGCAGTCGGGGTGCCGAGATTGGCGCTTGCGAGAGTCTTGTTGGAAAGCGTCTGCGCGGTGTCTAGCGTGACGGCTTTTTCAGCCGGATACGCTACGAAAACGTCTTTGCTGCCCGCCTGAAAGAAAACCTTTGCGCCGCCATTGCTAGACGCCAGTACCGTGTCACGCGATAACGTGCCGGTGTTATAAGTGCCAATGCCGACTTCCCACTCGCCTGTGGTGCTATCCACCGCCGTGTAGTAGGTCTCGTTGCCGTTACCGATGACGGCAAACGACACAAAGCCCGTGGATGTCCCGCCAAGGGTAAACGTCCCCGTCCCAATCGTCGGGGTGGCCTCTTTGACGCGATCTGCAAGAACTACCGCCACGGCTTACTGCCTCGTCATCGGCATAATGGGCTGGGGCGGCTGTAACGGCAGCGCCTGCTGGGCAATCTCTACGCCTGCCGCACGACCATCGGGGCCGCGCACAATGCGTTTCGGTGCCGTCATCGCACGCAGCGCCGCGTCCAGTTTCGCCATCATTTCGGCGTAAATCTGCATCGTCTGCTGCTGCATCTGCATCACGGTCTGCGTGGAGACCATGACGTTTTTCTCCACCGTTTCCATCATGCGTTCGGTGTTGGCCTTGGTGACCTCTAGCATCGGGAGGTCGGTGCCGGGGTTAGCCGAGATACGCGCCACGTTGATCTTGGTCTGCGCGTCAAGGTCAGCCTTGTATTTGTCCATCTGCGCGTCCATTTCCAACTCGCGCTGCTTGAGCTGCAGTTCCATCTGCATACGCTGCTGATCTGCTTGCACCTTGGCGCTCTCCGCTTCGGCTTCGGGGTTTGGGCGCGGCTGTGCAGCCTGCTGCTTAAGCTGCTCCAGCGCCTGATCAATCTGACCCTCAATCGGGCGCGAGGCTTTAAACGCCTGCACACCAAACTTCAGAAGTTCCATCATCACCGGCACCATCGGCGGCGAGGACTGACCGACCGGGAGCGCCTGCTGCAAGAACCCGCCAAACGCTTGCAAGAACTGCAGACGGTCAGCCTTCATCTGCTGCTCGTCAATCTGCACGAGACTATCGGCGGCAACCTCCACGCGGAAGTTACGCAGCGGGCGATCCTGCAAGAGCTGCAGCGCCTGCGGGATCATTTGCTGATCCACCTCGGTCATCTGCTGTGCGGCAGAGTACGAAAGCAGCGTTTGCGGCTGGAACTTGGCGCACATGATCTGCGCCTTGAACCTAATCAGTTCGGATGCAAAGAGGGCTACGTCCTCCTGCATGGAGCGCAGTCTTAGCCCTGCGTACTGCCCTTTGATTTGCTGGGCGGTCGCCGTTTCGCTGGCGTAGGACGCGCCTCGGATGATGTCCGAGATGCCCGTGATTTCGTAAATTTGGCCCTTGATGTCCTCTCTAGCTCTATAGCACTGGAGTAGCGCATTTGCGAGCGTGTCAAGCGGGAGGAGGTCAATGCTTCCTTTAAGGCCGCCCTTTTCGCTGAAAGCCATCCACTTATCAACTGGAATAAGCGCATTGTTGTCGCCCTCCGTCAGCAAGCGTTGCAGAGCGGGCTGGCTGGCGTCATAGACACCGCGCACCCGTAGCGCCTTCACCAAGCCATCAATGCGGTCGGACAGGATGTCCAACTCCATCGCCTGATCTTGGTACAGCACAAAGTCGGGGACAGGCACCAGCGTGTCGCTGGTCGTCGTCGCATACAGCGGTTTCGGGCAGGGGAAAAACCCCTCAAGGCCGAGCGGGTCGTCGCGGACATCAATGACCTGCGGCATCCCCTTGCAAAGCCAATAAACCTTTAACGTTTCCTTGTCCCAAAGTTCACAAATCTTGGCACGGTTGTACGCCTTCTTGCTCTCGTTATAAGCGTTCAGCGGCTCTGGCCCTTGGTCTAGCGGTATCTTGCGGGCCATTTCCTCGCCGAACCGCTCTACGAGCGCCTCACGGGTCATGTAGACCCAGCGCCAGACCTGACTCACTTCCTCCCATGTGCGGGCCTGTGAATGGCCAAAATCGCGCCAATGAACGTAATCCACCGGGGCGCGTTCGTAATCAATCTCCTCGGGAACGTCGGCAAGCTCTCCTGACTCTACGTCCTCGGTGACCTGCAGGCCGTCGTCCTCAATGCCCTGCGGGCGTACATGGGGTTCGTACCGCGCCCACGCCTGACCGCGACCGCCAAGGAACCGATCCTCCACGCAGTAGCGCATGGTGTTGCGAAAGTCGTGGTAATGCTCAATCTCAAAGTCAATCGCACGCTCAAGGAGCTGCGAGGCCACGCGACCGACCTGATCGTTGTCGCCAAAGCGGCGTGATACGTCAGCCTTCGGAAGTTTGGCAAATACGGCAGGGATCAGCGTCTGGACGTTTGACCAGAGGATGTTGAACTTGGCCGATTCGGTCAGCGTCTGCCCACGGGTATCGTCGCGGTAACGCTTGATGATCTTCTTGGTACGGGCCGACCACTTGGCGAACTCGTTGTCGTAAGCGCCAATAATGCGGAGGTACTTGTCTACCTCGGGGCTGGTGAGATTCTCCATTAGTCCTTCCCCTTGTTACGGGCGCTGATCGCTCGGGCCTTGGCCTTGGCGTCCTCTTTGCTGGATGCGCCCCATGCACGGAGCGCAAGCGCAAGGCGCGTGGGCCTGCCCTTCTCGTCCTTCATCGGGCCAGCCATGTTGCCCATACGGGCTAAAAACGATGCGCGGCGCGGATTGTCGCCCTTCTTGACGGGAGGCTTCAGCGTCCCGCCAGTCTCGCGTTTATACGAGGCGCGGCCCTTCTCGTTTAGGCCGCCTTTCGGGTTCTTGCCCTCGCTCCGCTGCCACGCTGCGGTCATTTCTTTTTCTCAGACTTCGCGGTCTTGGCTGATTCGCGGAATGCCTTGGCCGTGGGTGCGCCTTCCTCGCCGGGCTTACGCATCCGCTCGCCTGACCCCGCCGCGATCCGCTCGCGTTTAGCGAGGATGTTGGCGTAGAGGCCCGCCTTGCGGCTCACGACCAGAACACCGTGCAGTCCACCGTCCCGCCGACCGTCACCGTGAGGTTGGTGCTGAAGCTGGCCGGAATCTGGTAGAACGTCGCGCCCGCCGGGGTGAAGGTGTTGACGATGGTGGTTGCGCCATCGGTAACCTTCAGGGTCGGCGTACTGGAGGCCGAGGCTACGAAAATCCCATAGCAGCCACCGGGGTTAGTCGTCACCGTGGTGGTGCTGGTGATGTTCTTGTAGTTCTGGCTCTGGCTAACTCGCAAGCTCATATTCGCGCTCTCCTGCTCACCGTGCGGTCGTGTACCTGCCACATATCGTTGAGCGTTACTGTGTTCTGCGGGCCGACCATGAGCGGTTTCGGCTCAAGGGCCGGGGTCTTGTCAGCAATCTCCTGCCATGATACCGCAAGCATTCGGAATGCGTCACTAGGGTGTGATGTCCAATCGTGACGCGGCGACTGCCGAAAGGCTTTCTTGTCCTCGTCGTACTCGCGCTGATACTGGCGCAGCGCCTCTATGCCCTCGCGGCATTTCTCTCCGTCAAACCACACACGCGGCAGGATCATGCGGACGGCTTGGATGCCTGACTGCAGGCCGATGTCGGGGACGACCGCGAGCTTGCCTACGTCAAGGTGGAACGCCAGCTGCTCAATGACGCTCTTGCCCGTCTGCAGGGACTTTGCACGGGCATCGTGTGGCAGGTAATGCCGCTCATAACGGTATCCCTTACCTAGCACGACCCCGGCAATCTCGTGAATGTCTGCGCCTGACACGGCAAAGAAGTCTATGACCCGTATCTCGCCGCGCCCCAGCTGGTAGAACCACACCGCCGTGTCGTCGCGGTAACCCAAGTCCCAAGCGGTATAGACCGGCATGGACTTGTCGTACGGTACTTGGCAGATACGGCCCTGCTGCTCGGCATCGCGCATTTCTGTGCCAAAAAAAGCCCCGAGTATGGCGGCTGAAAAGTCGCACTCGTACTCTTGCAGGTACTGATCGGGGCTTAATTGCGCTCTGGCAGCGGCTAGTTCGCTGGTTGGGAGTAGCCCGCTCATGGATGCAGGCAGGCGCAGCAAGAACCATTCTTCAGGAATACGCTGGGCGGTTTCATATATCTCGTAAAAGTGATTGCGTTGCTTCGGCGTGCCGCTAAACACGCACCAACCTTGCTTGTCCGATAGGGCTGGGCGTAGGACGTTACCGAATACGCTAGGGCGAAAGTCGGCGTATTCGTCTAGGTACAGCCCTGAGAACCCAAGGCCACGCATGGCATCTGCGTTGTCTGCGCCAAAGAGGCCGATCTTCACGCCGTTCACCAGCGTCAGCGTCATCTGGACTTCGTTGGCTTCCTTCAGGATCGGTTCGGCGTAGTGCTTAAAATAGTCCCAAGAGATACGCCGTGCTTGGTTGGCGTAGGGGGCAACGTAGCCGAATAGCCCGTTTGGGCCTTGGTAAGTAATCGCTGCTCGGATGATGTCGTTGACCGCTGCGACCGTCTTGCCTGCCCGCCGATGCGCGACCACGCACGCCCAGCGTTTAGTGCGGTTGTGGAAAGGCATGAACACCTTACGCGGTTCGTAAGGCATTTCAATTTCCACTTACTTCGGCTCCTTCCAGCGGATCACCAGTTCCTGCGGCTGACCGTCCTGCCCTGACACCTCGGTGCGGGCAAGGTCGGGAAGGGTCTTGCGTAGCACAATCTCTGCGGCCTTCAGCGCAGCCGGGGACATTTCTAGCTCCCCAAGCGCCGCCTGCTCTAGCCGAGTCAGGATAACGCCAGAGCGTATCCGCTCCCGCCATGACTCACTTAACCGAATTGCATTCTTTCTGGCTGCCATTGTGTTGATTTTACACGGCTATTGACGCATACCTGAGACAATCATACATCCCGTTTAGGCATCCGTTTCATGGCCTCGGCCAGTTTCTTGCCTTTGTCGGCCTGATTGAACTCGCGGGCGACCTTTTGCGGGATACCTGCGCGTTTAGCGATCTCGGGGTCATGGGCTGCGGCAGCCATAAACCTGCGCTGTTTGTCGGAGGTGCTAGGCATTACTTCCGCTCCAATATGCGTACTTTCTTTTCCTCGCCGGGGAATACGACAAAGTTGCGTGTGCCGCTGCCGCCTTGGCCTCGGCTGCCTGCATCTAGGTAGCGGATACCGGGGATGCCTGCTTGGCGCATCAGCGCGCCAGATACTTTTTGACTGCCAAACAAATCCTCAAACTGTTTGTGGATTTGTGCGCCCGTCAAATTGGGATCGTTAATTGCATCGCGGAATTTCCACAATTTATCAGGCGGCCCAAACATAAGCGGGTGTTCTTTGCCTAGTTTTCTCAACGACTCGCGTACCGCCGCTGGTTGCTCGCTTAACGGCTTATCCCAATCCAGCATACGGTCAATCATTTCGTCGGGTAGGTCGGCTTTGTAAAGGGTTCCTTGTTGCGGCGCAAATTTACCCCATTCAGATTGCGGGTACTTTGCGCGTATTTCCGGCAAAATTTCGTCGTTAATGACTTTGTTGAACGTATCAACATCAGTTTTTGTGCGGAATGTTGATAAAACTTTTGCGGCGATCTTGCCGTCAGGGTGATATTTCGTCACCGCTTCCTCTAACGACATCGCGCCTTCCGGCGTTTGCATTTGGTCGTAGAATTTGCCCAACTGCGTTTGATAGTGTTTTGCAATGTCAGGGCTTTCGGCATAGTAAATCCCATGCCCGTAAGCCTGCGCCCCTTCGCCCGTGCCGATCTTGCTGGCATCAAACTCACCAAGCGGGTTGGCCTCTGTGGCCGGGAAGCGATGCGGGGTGCCGTGGTAAACATCCAGTTCTAACCGCGTTGGGTCAAAGCCTTTCAGCAGTTTGGCGAGCTTACCGCCCGGTATCGCCCCTGCCGCTGCCATAGCCATGCCTGCGGGGTCGTTAGCGCGTCTGGCGCGTTCTACGTCACGGGCGGCAAGTGCCTGCCCTACGCCGGGGACAAAGCTCGCACCCGTCTCCACGGCAATATCGGCTAGGTCTTGCTCCTGCGGGTCAAGGCTCACCATCCGTTCGGCGCGGCGGCGCAAGTCGGCCTTGTCGCCCAGATAGCGCAATGCTGCCGCCACCTGTTCCCGCCGCATCGGCATTTACTTAAAACGCTCCAGCATATAGAGCGTGCTGGCGATCAGGCCGTTAATCTCGTCGTGAATGTTCGTGAGGTCGGTGTCGTCGGGCAGCTGGTTACGCATCCCCTGCGAGAATTTCAGGAGGTTCGCAATGTACTTTGCCGCGTCCTTCTGCACCTTGAACTCCTCGGGGTACGCTTCCAACGGGATCACCCCGTAGTGGCCCTGATACGTTTCGGCGTAACTGTCGGCCAGCTCCAAAATGTCCTCGTAAAAATGCCCAAGCGCCTTGTGTTCGGCGTAGGACTTCGTGGACAGGTGCAGAAAGTGCGCTGCGGTAGACGAATTCAAGAGCGCAGCGACAAAAATAGCGGCATTTTCGTGGGACATAGAGCCTCCAAGGACGAGGGTACTCCGCTCTGATTTTGCCGTCAACGAGCGTGTTCAGGGCGTATAGCGGTCGTGTAACGGTCAGCCAATTCTCGGATTGTTTCCTCGGGATCGCGGGCAACGTAGAACTCACCCCGGCCCTCAAATATCAATCGGAACCGTTCTTGGCTTTCGGTGATCCGGCCTTTCGGGGCTTTGATCTCAACCCAGCAGACCCACTCCGTGCCGTCAATGAGCGTTTTCGTAACCAACTTGTCTGGGACGGAACCGACTTGAGCGTAATCGTGTACCTGAAAGCCCGCTTTACGGAGGGCTTCCGTGATGATTTTGTCGTTAC